GCACTAAGCCAAGAAGAAGTAATAGCACTATACAATGGCGGGGCAGGTTTTGCTTATCCTTTTACAGGAGTAGAAGTGAGTACAAACGCAGCAACAAATGTAACCTATAATTCAGCAACACTTAATGGAGAATTAACAGATGCAGCAGGAGAAACAGTTAGTTTATGCTTTAGATATAGGGAACAAGGTGAAAGTTGGGAAGATGATATAGAAGTTGAAACGGGAATAACAACACCCCAATCTTATTCATATCCTTTAACTGGATTAAACCCAGAAATAACTTATGAATTTCAGGCTGTAGTTAAATGGAATGCTGAAGAAGATACAGGAAGTATTTTAGATTTTACAACAGAAGTAGCACCAATTTATGAATATGAACCTGTCTACACAAAAATGGAAATAGAAGGAACTACTTATGCAGATGTTCCTAAAATAACTGTTGATAGGACAATAGGCGAATTTAGTGCAACATCGAATTTCACAGCGGAATTTAATAATTTTAATGGGAAGTATAGTGATACATTCAGTTTAAATGATGAAGTAATAATCTATGCAGACAGAGGAACAGACCCACCAACAACTAAAATATTTACTGGTATAATAGAAGACATTAACTTTAAGGGGGATGTTGAAAAAGAAAAAATAGTGCTTGTGGGAAGAGATTATGGTGCTATTCTACAGGATATGACAGTTCAACCAGTAATCTATAAAAATGAAGATGCTGGAGTAATAGCAAGACAGGTAATGCTTAATAATACTGAAGAATTATTAACTGCTAATAACATGGATACTTCAACAGAAACCACCATCGAACGAATAGGATTTAACCATATAAATGTGTTTAGTGCCTTGCAGGAATTAGCAGAGTTATCTGATTATTACTTTTATGTAGATACAGATAAAGATGTTCATTTTGAAGCAAAATCTTCAACATCAAGTGGCCATACATTTGATAATACAAACGTACATTCTGGGGTATTCAAAAAAGATGACAGGGAGATTTATAATAAGATTTTTGTATATGGAGCAAGAGTACTTACTGGAGCAAATGATGTTGGTGGAACTTGGGGAGAAGGAGAAACGGGTTCTATTTTTACATTAAGTTATAAACCACATAATACAAGAGTTTTCGTAAGCGATGTATTACAGCAACCTGGTGGAATTTATGAAATGACTAATCCAGCAACAGAATCTGGATTAAAGTATTTAGTAGATTTTAATGAACAAAAGATAATATTTGTATCTGGTGCTGAAGCAGGAGAAAATGTTCCTGCTTCTGGAACTTCAAATGTTAGTGTGGATTATGAAAGATTTACACCTCTTTTAAAATATGTAGATAATGATGGTAGTATTACTTCTTATGGACCAAAAACAAAAATAATCAAAGATGATAATTTAAAAAGTTTTGAAGAAGTTAGTAAAAGAGCAACCACATTTATAGCAGATAATAAAGACCCAAAAATCCAAGGAGATTTAGATATAAAAGGGGTAGTAGATATAACTCCTGGAAATACTTGTGTGGTAGATTTGCCTTGGCACGGAATAAGCAGTCAAACATATACAATTCTATCTGCATCATATAATTTTAATAAAAGGAGTAATAGAGCAGATAGGGTTTTACATATAACAGTCAATAAAAAACTATCTGATTTTACAGATATTATGAAAGAACAAATGATTAAATTAAAACAATTTGAGGTTGGACCACTTGAAGGAGAGTATACATCTTTATTAACTAGAACAAGATATGCTGATGTAGATAACCATTATGAACTATGGCAAAGGAATATAAATGATAACTTCGTCTTTCATTCAGCAAAGCACGGACTATTAGAGAGTGAAGATCCAAGGATTGGAACCGGAGTTTTAGGTTCAACTTTCATAGTATCAGGAGGAGGATTTTAAATGTTAGTAGATGATGGAATAGAAACAATCGCAGGAGCAATGGGTGATATAGGTTCAATACCCACCCATATAGCAATAGGTACTGGCTCAGACACAATCACAGCAGGTGATACAACTTTGCTTACAGAAACAGATAGAAATGCACTTACAGAATTAGATACCAGCGTCGCTAAAGATGTGACTTATATAGCAGATTATGGTTCAGTAGAACTAAGCGGGACAACTTTAACTGAATTTGGTTTGTTTAACCAAAGCGGAACAGATTTAGGAAGTATGTTTACAAGAGAAGTTATAACAGGAATTGCTTTTGAGGGAGACAGAGAACTTCAAATTCAAGCTACTTTGCGTTTTGCAAAGAGCGGGACTTAAACTCAGGAGGTTAAAAAATGGGATTATTACACACACAATTTGAAAGTGGAGCAATGTTCACAGCTGGAAGTGACTATGGAACTGACGGAACAAGTGGTATCAATGAATTTACAAATAGGATTAATATTCTTACACCAGATGGTAATTTAGTTACAGGGAGTGTAATTTCAGGAACAAGCACAGAAATTTATGGAAATATTGCTGCAGGAATATATCCTGGAGAAGGAATAGATATAACTAATGGTTCAGTAATAGTGGGAGAAGATGCAACAACAGCAAATAAAGGGATAGCAAGTTTTAACACAAATGATTTTGCGGTAAGTACAGGAGCAGTTAGTTTAAAAAATAAAACTTCTTATTGGACTTGTCCAGGAAATCATTTTATAGCAAGAAACCCCGACACAGATGAAGTTGAGTATGGTAATGACACAAGTGATGCAAAGGCTGATATTGAAGCTGGTGATGTTGAGTTTGTTGCTGCTGTTTTTCTGCCACATGGAGCAGTTGTAACTGCTGTAATAGTAGAGGGAGTCAATATGGCTACAGAACAATGGACACTTTATAGAGCACCAATTACAACTGGGGCTGGGGGAGTTATGGCAACAGCAGATTTTGATGAAGAAGATACTTCAATAACAAATGCAACAATAGATAACTCAGTTTTTTGTTATTGGATTATGACTTCACCATTAGCTTGGGAAGATTTAATCTATGGAGCAAAAATAACTTATACAACAGATTACGATTAAGTTGTCATTATAAAGTAGTTATAGCAAAATAGAAAGATATAAATAGTTTAACAAACTGGTTAAATTAGATAAAATGAATAAATTACTAATCTTTGGAGTGATTTTGTTAGTTTTAGTACTTTTTATTAAAAGTACTGAACCTATACCAATAAATGCTGAAGAAGAAGTAGTAATCAGAAAGCTTTCTCAATGTGAAAATCTTACTTTTTTCAATCAAATTGAGTGCATGAGAGATTATATTGAACCATATTACAATTATACTATAAGGGATGACACTCCGAAATCATTTGCGAATGTGATGGTAAATGGAGGAGATTGCTATGATTGGAGCCATCTTTGGAAAGGAATGGCAGAAGATATGGGTTTAAGAGCAGAAGTACATTATATTTATGGAGAGGAAGTTGGTCATGCTTATGTAATAATTTGGAATAAAGAATTAACAGGGTATTGTACTACAAGCGGATTATATTTAAATTGTATGGGATTGGGAAATGACTAAATTTCAAATAAAAGCATATTTAATTAAGGGTCTTAAAGACATACAAATGAAATTGGTATTTGTCGACGATAAAAATTATATTCTTGTAAGAAAGAGGCTTGAATTAGAGAAGGGAAGAGCAATCAAGATACTCATGGATTTGAAAGAAAAAGGCAAAATCAAATCAATCTCCAAGCCAAAGAGTCTAACCTACCAAAAAGATTTAAACAATTTGATGATGGCAAAGAAGCACATCAACAATTCAATTTTAAAAATCAAAGAGATATATTACATAGTCTAGGGATTTTTTTTAGGCTTGGTTCAGTCTTTAGGGTCAGTTGCCCCCTTAGATAGGTGAAATCCCTTTATTCAGGTAATTGGCCCCAGACCATCAAATTTTTATAAAAATTTGACCAGATGGCCTTAGACCATATATAGCCCATCTTCCTAAACATTTAAATAGTTAATTTAATATTTATATACATAATTCAAAATGCAATATCGGTTAAGGAAGATTATGGGTTCTAAGAAAACAGGGCAAACAGTCAGAGGTTTTACTTGTCCTGAAGAGATAGCAATGTTTTTTAGTGGATGTTATTTTTCTGTTGAGAAGTCTGGAACTACAATAATATATTATTCAGGCACTTCTATTATACCAACACTAGCACAAGTAGAAGCCTATGAATTTGAAAATACAGGCAGTCCTATTCAATTAAATAAACCAGGAGGAAAAAATGGCTGAAAGTCAATCAAGATTTAGTATCATAGACGAATTAATAGAGAAAAAGGCTGAGACTACAGAAAAGATTTTACAAGCAGAAAAAGCAGTAACAGATGCAGAGTTTGGAAAAGATGATTGGGAAGTAATGGTAGAAAGGGAAAGAGAACAAAGAGAAAAAAACATTGCAAAGTTAAAAGCAGATAGTGACAAATTAATAACATCATTGAAACAAGTATTGGAAGAATATGATAAGGGTCTTAATGCTGTTCAAGAGATTAGCAAGGAACAAAAATAGTCATTTGATGGGTGGTAAGCTGGGCGAGAAAAGAAAATTGACCATGTGTCAGCCTTACTCACTTGGCGTGATATTAGCTTATCTGCCGCCCACCATGTTTTAAAATGAAACTTAAAACTTTGAAGGATTTGGCAGAATATGCAAGAGATTCTCCTAAAGGAGGAATACTTTTTGAAAAAGATTTAAAACAAGAAGCAATTAAAAGATATGAACATTATTTTTATTTAGCACATAATTTTGATAAACAAGGTCTTAATGAAGATAAGGAATTTTGTCTTGGACATTGTAGTGAGATAAAAGATTTTAATAATCTAACAGAAGAAGATTTAAAATGACATTAGAACAATTATGCCCTTTTGCTATAAGATGTCCAGAAGAAAAAGATATAGATAATTGTTATAATAATTATTTTGACTGTAAAGCTTTTCAAATGTATTTAAAAGAAGAAATAGAAAAATATGAAATACACAGATTCAACAAAAAATGAAAATCACATTATTATCAGATAGTCCTTTTATACCGACGGGGTATAGAAATCAAGCACTAATGTTAGCTCAATACTTAACTGAACGAGGACACGAAGTGCATTATCTGGCAAATGCCTATCAAGGTATGACTTTAAATCATGCAACTTTATTCGACGGACAGGAATGTAATTTTAAAATATATGGAGAAATGCAACATTCTTATTTTAGGAATACTATGTCGGAGATAATCAAGGCCACAATGTCCGATATATTCTTTATTCTATTAGATACTTTTATGCTCCATGGAAATGATGGATGGTTCTTAGGAGTAGATACAAGCCCTGCCAAGACTATATTCTGGTTTCCAACTGATGGAGGTGGAGGATTACCTTTTAATTGTGCCAATATAATCAGAAAAGTAGAACACCCGGTAGCGATGAGCAGGTTTGGGCAAAAGCAAGTCAAAGAGTATCATAATTTGGATGTAGCCCATATTCCTCATGGAGTTGATATAGAATTATTTTTTAAATTGCCAGACGACCAAAAAGAGATACTAAGACAGAAATATGGATTACAAGATAAATTTGTTATTGGAACAGTAGCAAGAAATCAGCCAAGAAAGCACTTGGATAGAACCCTCAAGGCAATGAGATTATTAAAAGATAAAATACCAAATGCCGTGTTGTTTATGCATCTGGACCCAGATGACCCAGCACAGCCATTATGGAAGATAAGGAGCCTAATACAAAAGTTTGGCTTAGAGAATAGGGTTATATTCAGTGGGATGAAAGCACACCAAGGACTACCAGCAAGCCAAATGAATGAGATATATAATGTGATGGATATATTCTTTTTAAGCACTTCTGGAGAGGGATTTGGTATTCCTATAATAGAGGCAATGGCTTGTGAAGTTCCGGTTGTAGCAACAGATTATACTACTACTCCTGAATTAGTGATTAAAAATAATGCGGGATTTGGAATTAAATTGGCAGGAGTAGAGAATATTGATTTGTTTTCATTGAATTCAAAAGATTATGATTATAAGGTTATGAATGGGACTATCACAGGAAGTTGGGAAGTAGAAAGAGGACTGTGTGATGTTAATGATGCTGCTGATAAAATAGTTAAACTATTTACTACTCCTAGGTTACAAAAAACAATGGGACAAAATGGAAGGAAAGCAGTATTAGAAATATATAATTTTAAGGAAAAAGTAGGTCCTGCTTTTGAAAAAATAATGATGGAGGCAATAAAATGACAAAACCAAAATTTGATTTAATAAAAGAATTAGAAAAGAAAAAAAAGAAAGAAAAGATAACTTTTGAAGGAGCAACCATAGCCTTTAAATTACCTGATGGAAATACTGGCACATGGACTATCTGCCATGATACAGGGGTTAGATTAAGATTAATTCAGGAATGTAAAATCCAAGAGAGAATTATAGATTTGTCACTTGATGAGATGGCAAAGAAAGCCTTTATGTCAGCAATACCAATGCCAGAACCAGAAGAGAAAAAAGGAGGGGATTCATATTTAGGATAAAATGAAAGGAAAAATGTATAATAAAATGTGCAGGAGATGTGAGAAGACATATGACACACCACACAAGTATAGTCAGACTTGTGTTCCTTGCTATAAACCACATCCATATTGGAAGGCAACTTGGAGAACCAAACGAAAAAAATGAAAGCAATAGTCCAAGAACACCACATAATTTATGAAACAGATAAACAAAAAGAAGAGAAAGTCAAAATTTTCAAGGGAGAACATTGGATTTTGACACAAGCTCGAAGAAGAAAGAAAATAAGTAAAGGATTTATCAAAGCATTAAAACATTGGATTTTATTAAATGAAGAAAAGGGGGTGAATTTAAAATGACTAATTGGTTGAAAAAACTATATTTAAAGAATAAAGAAGTTTGGCATTATACCTGTGAGAATGGACACAAATGGGAAACTACCCAAAGTCCAAGAGGAACATATGTTTATGGAGAAAGCGGTCAGACAAGATGTCCAACCTGTAAATCACCAATATGTAAGGGTAAAGTTTATATCAATGGAAAGTATGCTAACATGGGAGCAATGCATATCGGTTTTAGGAGGAAAAAATGACAAAACTAAATGTTGTAATAATGGGGCAGAACTGCGAGAAGTTCATAGGAATGTGTTTAGAGAGTGTCAAGGAGGCTGATAATATAATCTATTGTGATGGTGGAAGCACAGACAAAACATTTGAAAAAATAGGAGAATTCTATGTAAAACACTTACCAAATAAAACTCATGAAATAATAAAAAATCCGTTTGACCAAGAAGATAAAGGAATGAACGGTAAACAAAGGAACTTTTACTTGAATTACCTAAAAGAACATTACATGGGAGAATGGGCATTAGCCTTAGATGCTGATGAAGTTGTAGGAAATTTAAACAAAATAAAAGAACTTTTAACCACAATTCCACAAGAGCAGGAAAATAGATTAGTCTCTATAAAGATGAGACATTTTATTGGTGATTTAGGAAAAGAAGATGCAGACCAAAAAGAACATTTTGTACCTAATAGATTATTTAAAGTAAGAGAAGAATTAGTTTATCCGGAATTAGAACATTCTGTTTTATGGATTATGAAGGATGGTAAGGCACTCAATGAAGAAGAATTAGGAAAATATGTTGCGAGATATAGTGGAACAACAATATGGCACTTGGCTTACTGCTCTGGAATATGGGATATTAAAAAAAGATACCTAAATCATTTAAAGAAATCAGAGATGCATACAAAAGAATTTATGGATGGTTGGTATTTTTCACATTTATTTGGAATTTATCCAACAACACCAATAAGAGCAATGGATATTCCTCCTATTATTTTAAAAGAGTTTTTAATAGACCCAGATAAGATATATTTTATGAACCGTAGAACATTAGAAGTTAAACATTTTGTGATGTCTTCACAATGGATTAAACATTTTAATCCGAAGATAGTCCTTGATTTAGGTTGTGGATTGGGAATGTACGGATATGCTTTGACTATGTGGGGTGTAGAGTATCAAGGATTGGATATATCCAAATGGGCAATAGAAAACACAATATACAAATCTCTTAAAATCAAGCAGGGGGATATAACTGAACCTCAAGACTTCAAAGACTTTGATTTAGTATTATGTATAGATATATTAGAACATCTTGAAGAAAAAGATTTAGATAAAACATTAGAATTAATTAAAAACTATGGTAAAAATTTCTTGTTTAGTATTCCATTCATAGGAGACTCAAACCTAGAATCAGACCCTACACACAAAATCAAAAAAGAAAGACAATGGTGGATTAACAAGATTTCAAATAAATTTAGGGTAAAAGAAGTCCCTGATTACTTCGTATTTAAACACCAGATGTTAATAGGAGAACCAAGATGAAAATTTTAGTAACAGGAGCGGCAGGATTTATAGGGCACCATCTATGCAAAAGGCTTAAAGACAAAGGGTATTATGTCAGGGGAGTAGATTGGAAAGACCCAGAACATGGACTTATTTGTGATGAGTTCTTAAAATTAGATTTAAGATATAGGGAAAATTGTTTGAAGTCAGTTAAAGGAATGGATGAAGCTTGGTTATTAGCTGCAGATATGGGTGGTATGGGGTTTATTCAAGACCCTAAAAATCAGGCACTTATCCTTTACAATAACACAATGGTCAACTTCCATTCCCTTGAAGCATGTAGATTAGAGGGAATCAAAAATATTTTGTATAGTTCTTCAGCTTGTATCTATCCTAATTATAAACAAGAAGAGGTAGATTCACCAGCATTAAAAGAAATAGATGCTTATCCAGCAGACCCCCAAGATACATATGGATGGGAAAAACTCCAAATGGAACAATTATGTCAGGTATACAGAAATTATGGAATGGATATAAAAGTAGTACGATTTCATAATATATACGGACCAGAAGGAACCTATGATGGTGGAAGAGAAAAGGCACCAGCAGCCTTTTGCAGAAAAGTAATTTTGGCTATTAAAAATAATGAAGATACTATGGAAATGTGGGGAGATGGTAAACAGACAAGGTCCTTTTGCTATATTGACGATTGCCTAAAAGCCATGGAACTGGTAATGGACTCAGATGTGGATTATCCAATTAATATAGGCAGAGATGATAGCGTTTCTATGAATGGATTAATGAAGATAGTACAATCAGTAGAAGGAGTTGATTTAGGAATAATACACATAAAAGGGCCAGAAGGAGTAAGGGGCAGAAACTCTGATAACACACTCTTTAAAAATAAATTTAAATGGGAACCTGAAATTTCTATGGAAGAAGGGATTGCCAGAACATACAAATGGATAAAAAACCAATTGCAATAATTTTGCCTTGTATGAATTCAGGGAGGCACTTAGCACCAGCAATAGAAAGCATAAAGAATACTGAATATCCTTGGAAATTAATATTGGTTGAAAGTGAGAGTATTGATGGTACAGCCACTGTTTGTGAGGAATTTGCTAAAGAAAAGAATATTGAAGTTTATCATACGAAGAAAGAAGGAATAACAAAAGCAATTAACTTTGGGATAGAGAAAGCAGGAGATTTGGATGTGTATTTAACACAGGATGATGTAATCCTTCCAAATCTTTATGGTAAGGATTGGTTGACTGAATTAGTAAAAGGGATAAAAAAAGAATCATGCGGGGTAGTCACAACAATTCAGGCAGGAGGAACTGCAGGACAATTATATGTGGATGGTCTTCAATGGGCAGGAACATGGAGTTTACTTATTCCAAGGACAACTTTAAATAAAATAGGAAACTTTGATGAAGCATTCTCTCCTGGTCCTGGTGATGATATAGACTTTTCATATAGGGTAAATAGGGCAGGACTGAGAATTTACATAGCAAATTTCTGGGTAGACCACCATAGACAAACAGAGAACTTTAATGATGATTTAGAATTTGTAAAGATGAGAAATGCAGGATATTTCAGGAAGAAACATAATATAAAACCATCTTGGAGTCCTTATACTTTTGCCAATGAAGACTTTTTGCTTGATGATAGAACCACGACTTCCTTTGGATGCTTTAGGGAAAACGAGCAATTAGATGACCCATCAACTATGTTAGAAATTAAAGAGATTACAAAGAACTTCAAAGAAACAGATACAACAATCGATGTTGGAGCAAATACGGGGCTAATGAGTTTAGTAGTACAAAAAGGGAAGGTCTTAGCATTTGAGCCAACACCTGAGACTTTTGATATTCTTAAGAATAATGCGGTAATAAACGAATGGAAAAAGATTGAACCAGTAAATGTGGCAGTTTATGATAAACAAATTCCTTATATAGTAAATTATGCCACATTAAAAGGAGTACCTTGGATGGGAATGAATAAGATAGAAGAAAACAAAGATGGCAAAAAACAGACAATCATGTTAGATGATATATCCAAAATAAAAGATGTTAAGTTAATTAAAGTTGACACAGAAACCTGTGATTTGGAGGTGCTTAAAGGAGCAAGTAAGATTTTAGATAGGGATAGTCCTATTTTAATTACAGAACATATAAAAGATGAGGAATATCTTAGGGATAAAGGATATAAATTTATTAAAAAAATAGGGGCAATAAATTCATTATGGAGGAAAGAATGATAGACTGGACTTATGGAATTTTACAGAGTTCTGTAGAAAGTAAAAAGAAAAAATTAGTATGGCAAAGAAATCCAATTTATTTAGATAATATTAGAATACACAAAAATAAAGCAATTAAGTTTAGACTTGAAGGGCAAGGTAAAATAATTCAGATAAGTTTTACTTCGGATAGTAAATCAGCAACTCTTGGTTTTGGAATTGATGGTCAACCAGAGATTAAAGTAAATAATGGGTATTGCCTTACAAATATTTGTGATACCAGGGGGATTGGTTATGCTCAAATTCAAGAGATAGACACACAAGGAAAATTAATTTACAGATACACATTCTTAATCCCAGCTATCTTTAATGAAAAAATTGATGTTTTAATCGTAAATGAAGCAATTGAGCATAAAAATATTAGTGTGAGTGATGTACATATTTATTATTTAGTTCCAAGGGAGGTAAAATGAAAGAAATAAAAAAAGGTATTTGGGCACAGGCAAAAGATTTTCCTATAAAGGATGCTTTAGAATTTATACAAATATTACCAATCACTGAAAATTGGACTAATAAAAATATCTTAGATTTTGGGTGTGGAGCAGGAAGGGATGCCGTGGTTATGGCAAAGAATGGAGCAAAGGTTCATGGGGTTGATATTCTTCAATCTAATTTAGACCATGCAGAAAAACTTTGTAAAAGTAATAAAGTAAAAGCAGAATTTAAATTAGTTAAAGAAAAAGATGACATTCCTTATCCAGATAACTTTTTTGATGGAATTGTTTGTAATGGGGTTTTACACCATATCAAACACGCAGGGGAAGTAGTAGATGAATTTAGAAGAGTATTAAAACCAAAAGGAATGATTTATATTATGCTTTATACAGAAGATTTATTTAGAATGCACATAAACACAATTACCAATATGATTAGAAATACTCCAGAAAAGACCTGGCAAAGATGCCTTGGAGAAATAACTGATAAATGTGAATATACAACCTTTTATACAATTTATGATGCATGGACTTTATTCCTTCCAAAAGGTTTTGAGTATATTAAATCAGGAGGTTATCATGATTTTCAATTCAGGATATTTAAATTCAGGAGCACAAAATGAAAATAGGGGTAATTGGTTTAGGGAAATTAGGATTGTGCTTAGCATCAGTACTTGGAAGTAAGTATAAAGTCAGGGGGATTGATAAGAATAAACATGTTATTTCAGAAATTAATGGGGGTAGGTGCCCTATCAAGGAGAAAAACTTAACCAAGTGGCTTAAACGGGCGAATTTGGGGGTTTCTACAGAGTATAGCACATTAAGTGATTGTAAGGTGATTTTTTGTATAGTTCCCACTCCAAGCCAAAAGAAAGGGGGATTTTCAAATAAATATGTCTTATCAGCGATTAAATCTGCCAAACCCCACATAAAAGCCTGTAAATTATTTGTAATTGTAAGCACAGTAATGCCAGGTTCCTGTGATAAATTCAAAGGATTGTTAGGAATAAATGTTTGTTATAGTCCCTTACTTGTAGCGATTGGAGAAGTTATAGATGGTCTTATAAATCCTGACCTTTATTTTATTGGAGGGAAGGACAGAGGTTTATTAAAAAGAATTTATAAAACTATTGCCCCAACTATACCAATTCATAAGATGAGTCTAGTAGAAACTGAAATAGCAAAAATATCTTTGAATGTGTATATCACAACCAAAATAAGTTTTGCGAATACCCTGGGATTAATTGCTAAGAAGTATAATGTAGATGTAAACAAAATTACTAAAGCCTTAGGTACAGACAAAAGGATAGGCAAAAAGTATTTCAATGCTGGTGGAGCATACGGAGGACCTTGCTTTCCACGGGATAATGTGGCTTTTTCAAATTTTGCAGGTAAAATACCAAACTATGCAAAATTAACTGATAAAATAAATATTCATATTGCAAAAAAGGTAGGGTATTTTGATAAAAGAAAAGAGTACCAAAATATTCTTGGAAAAGATAGGTGGAAAAAATGGAAATAAACAAATTAGCAATCTTAATAAATGTAAGGGACAGACCAAGCGAGATAGCACTTTTACTTCAAAGTCTGAGAACCCAAACATTCCAAGGGTTTGATATTTATATTTTAGATGATAGGTCAGGAACTCCCTTGAATGCATATCATTTTTTTAATTGTATGATAACAAGAATAAAGTCAGAAAACCATAGGATATTCCTAAAGACAACAGAATTCCCTCATGGAGTAAGCAGAGCAAGACAGGCCATAGTGGATTTAGCAATGAGTAAGGGATATTATGATTACACTTTAAGAGTAGATGATGATGTGATTTTAGAAAAGGATTATATTGAACGATTGTTTAAGGTAATAGAAAATTATGATATAGCGAGCGGTGTGACAGTTCCTATGCAGATACCAGTATTTAGAAGAGAACCCAAATATCTGAATGGGATTGTGAATAGAGTAATTTTAAGCGAGAATGGAGAGTATATTATGAATGGAGATGATTGCGGATATAAATATACAGAAAGTGTTATCTTACCAGCACATCATTTTAGGTCTTGTGCTTTGATTAAGAAGGAAGTCCATGAGAAAGTGAAATACTGGCCAACCAAGTTAAGCAAACACGGATTTAGAGAAGAACAGATATTCAGTTATAATGCCCAAATGGCTGGATTTAAAATAGGAGTAGACACTGGAGCAATTAACTATCATCAATTAACTCCAAGTGGTGGAGAGAGATTTCCAGACCAGGTA